ATTTAATACTTTTTATGTGTAGTGTTGGGTTAGACGAATGACCTCTCAAGGCGCTTGCGTCAACACATACTACTGCTGAATTTGTGTCGTTTTGAATTTCAAACTGTCTTACAGTTCTAGTTTCACTATCGACCAAATTTCTTGCGTTTGCTATTGCCATTTTTACTCTCCTTTATATGGTTAGGCCTGTTTCTTTTTCGAAATAAGCTTCTAAGTCTTTTGGTTGTATTCTATGTTTCTTACTTACATCTTTTATTGTTTTTGGAAACATTGTTAAAACTTTCTGTGGTGTCTTTGCCATCATACCAAATACATCATCCACAGCCTTCTTTACTTTTGGCGCTAATCTCCTGTAGTTTAGAGAACGCTTGTGTTCGTCTTTTTCTCTAATCGTCAATTTCAGTTGATTGAGTGTTATCGCCATCTGTGTTTTCTTCTGGTTCTTTTGTCATAATCGTACCAGCTAAATCTTTTCTTTTTGTATCTAACTCTGTACCTACTTTATCAGCCAGAGCTGCTTTAAATTCTTTTTCTGCTGATACTGTATCACCAGCGTCTAAAGCGTCTATCATACTTTTGGTATTTTCTATACTCATGCGAATTGTCCTCCTTCGTCATCATCACCTTGATCAGGTGCATTTTGTTTTTCATTTTCAATTTGTTTTTGTAGTTCTTCTATTTCTTCATCAGTCATTTTAAGAACATTTTTCATGGCCCACTCTTTTGAGTAAACATTGCCAATCATTTCATTATCTTTCATACTACGATATATTTCCATGCGATCTTTAAACATTTCACTTTCTTTTATCTCTGCAAAATAACCATCACTTACATAATCGTATTTTATTGTTTGACTTAATGTGTTATCCCAATCCTCGATAGTAATAATACCTTTGAGAATAAGTTGTGTTTTAAGTAAGTCGTGAAATAAACTATTGAATCTATTTCTTAATCTAGAAACAAATTTAGTAAACTTAATTTCATCTCTACTTACTTCAGTTGAACGACCAAGTTGTAAACCACCAGACGCTTCACTATCAAGTCTGCTGTATGGTACATTCAATGATTGAAACAATTTCTTTTGAAAATATTTGATATCATCTATCTCACCAAGATTAGAACCACCTGGTAATGTAGTGATCTCTGTACCTCTACCACCTTCTCGTCTAGGTAGCCAGAAGTCTTCAAGCATAGACATATATTGTCTATCATCTCTTATTTCACCTGTACTTGCGTCATATACAAGTTTGTTTCGATATCTATTCATTACATCTTTTAGATATTGTTCTGCTTTTACTTTTGGCAGATTACCTACATCAATGTAAAAAATTCTTCTTTCAGGTGCTCTTGATATACGATAGATAACAACACTATCTTCAATCATTCGCAGCTGATTAACTGGTTTGATTGCCTTATGTAAATACGACAATACTAAATTCTTTTGTTGATCTACAAGACCACTTGGACAAAATGCAATTGAATCTTTTGCTATTTTAAGACCAGTTGTCGCACTTGCAGCAGGTTGCACACCTTTTTCATTGTAGATAAAAAACTCATCAAATTCAACGGCTTGCGGTTTTTTTGGATCGTTTGGTGCAAACTCATTACCTGGTTTTTGTTTAGGTGCTCTAACCTTTTTAATTTTTCGTGGGTCAATATAACGCAGCTCTGTTATACCATTTTTAACATTTTTAGGATCTATTAATTTATGATAAACTATTCTGCCATCTACATACCATCTACGAAAGATGTCGTGACCTTTTTGTTCGAACTCCAATAATGAAAGTATATTTTTAAATTCTGTTGAAATACTTTTCTTTAAACTTGTGGAAAATGGAACTTTATTTAAATTAAGACGAACAACCTCTTGGTTATCATCTACGACCACAGATTCGTTAATGATATCTTCAATCGCCATATCACACTCTGGGTGCATAGCAATTTCTCTATATCGTCTAATTAAATCTGATTCATTATTTACTTTTCCTTCGATATCAAGATATGTTCCAAAATGACCACCACCCATGATAGTCTGTGTACCGTCATCTGCTGTAGGTGCGGTAAACTGTTGACTATTAGGTTTGAGGTCTTTCCTCTTGATTTCGAAACCGAATATTTCTGCCACTACTATTCTCCTTATACTATATTTAGGGCGCCCCTAAGGACGCCCCTTTTCAACATTATGTTGTAGTGTTTGATTCCCAGTATTGGTATCTCCAAGTACATTCAAATGTTTCTAAAGTAGTTGCCTGTTCATATGATAGATCAACCTGACCTATTATAGTTGGAAACATACCTCTAAAAGTGTAAGACTTGATAGTATTACCGTTTCTATCTAAGTGATCGACAAATGCGTCCACTTGATAGTCAACAGGATTTACAAGTCCTTCGTTATCTGAATGGTTGTTTATACCATTTGACCATCTTTCAATAGCATTTCTGATTAAGAAATCAGTATCATTAATGATAGTTGTAGTCCAAGTTTGGAATGTTCTATCACCTGCCATGTAGATAGGTCTACCACGGAAGTTTACAGTTAATTCACCAATTTCACTTTGGGGTAAGTTAGTTGCTTGACATAAAAATGCCATACTCTCCGTCTCACCACCAACAGCTGCATAACCGGGAAAAGGCATGGTAACTTTAAACTGATTGTTTCTAGCACCTCCGCCTTTTAGTTTAGAAATAAAATCTGATACATTAGCCATTTTCTACCTCCTATGCCCCAGCCACTTCACTAAATGCCACACCACTTCTTGTAGCAATAAAGTTTAGTTTGATGAAGTTAATTGAACGATTTGGTTTGACAAAAATGTCTGCAACAAATTCGTTTCTATCAATTACTTCCGCTGTGTTGTTTGTTTCATCACAGATTAATGAAAAGTCTGTGATACCTCGTCTACCTTGTATATCTCTAAGGAAAGGTTCTACTAAGTTTCTAAATTGTGCTCTTGTGAACTCATCATTGAACTCAAAAAGTTGGAATTTAGCAGCTGTAGATATTGCTTTCTCTAAAGTTAAGAATAATCGTCTTACATTTATTCTATCAAAGGCACTAGGTTTTGACTGTGCTGTTTTATCACCAAACAAGACTGTGCCTTGTCCAGGGAATGTAACAACAGGATTTACTCTTGCTTTGTAGAGTACATCTCTTTGTGATTGGTTTGGATCAAATGCTAGTTTTACTGCGCCTCTAATCTGACCTCTGTTAAATCCAGCAGGTGAGAAGAAAGGGTCAGCGACTGTATCTGTTCTTGCACATAATCCAGCGATGTCACCATTCAATGGTACAAATCTGAATACATCATTGTACTTATCGTACATATACTTATAACCACTATCAATTACAGCATATGAACTTGATGATAAACCATCAGCAAAGCCTTTAACATTTTCAGTTTGAGCGATTGGATCGTTTACATTTACTACATCTGCTCTCGCAGGTGATACAAATGCTACACAATCTTTTCTTGCTTCTGCAATGTCAATTACTTTAGTTGCGTGTGTGTCACCTGTAGCGTCAGCTGCAGTTGCACCACCACCTTGAGATGGTCCACCAATAATAAAGTTAACTTCTACTGTCTCTGTATCAGCAAACTTATCGTATGCTAATGCCATTTCTCCTAGAGTTGGTTCATTATCTGTTGTTCCACCTGCTAAACTAGAACTAAAGACTGTTATACCTTGAGTACCAGTATTGTCAAATGTTTGACCTACTTTACTAGAGCCAGCATTTGCAAGTGTAGTTTCGTGATCCATCCAGTAAATATATTTACTGTTTGCATATAAGTAATCAACATAGTATAAAGAATTACCTTCTGCTGACTTAGCGTCAGAAGCTTGAGATAATCCTTCGTGTGTTTCTAAAATTGTACCAGCAGTACCTGTGATACCACCATCTTCATCAACAACAGCAATATGTAATTCGTCATTACTACCGCCAGCATTTGCTACATCATCAGTAGTTGTTGGTGCTGCACTAAAGTTGAAATGGTATTCCCAAAATCTTCTGAAGTGTGCATTGTCTGCCACTGCGTGTCTCAAACCACCTGTTTCAGTTGCACCAGTTGACTGGTTAAACCTAGCAATTGTTAGTGTGCCTGATGAGTTGCCTGTTACCTTGTAATAAAAACCTGAAGGCACAGCAGTAAAGTTACCACTTATATCTCCAAATTCTATAATGTCGCCTACTTGTATTTTGTCTCCACCACCATCATCAATTGTAATAGTAGTGTCGCCAATAGCGGCAGTTGCGTCATTAACAAGGTTTGAACCACCACCTGCACTTGAATATGCATTTGAGTTGGTACACATAGATACTTTTAAGTTATTTCCTTCGGTGCCAGCTTCTCTTGCTGCAAAAGAGCCTACTGAAGCAGAACCGTCAGCGAAGTTGTTTAAGTAGTGAGTAGTATTTTTAATCTGAATACCTGAACCGCCTGAAGCTGCATTCAAGTTTCCTGTTACTGCTCTTACTACCTTAAGGGAGTTTCCGTACTGTAAAAAGTTGGTTGCACTAAAAAAGTATTCGAAAGTTTTAGCAGTTGGTTTCCCAAATACTTCAACAAATTCGTCTTCACTAGAGATATTGACTACCTCGTCCATCGGCCCTTTCTCACTAACAATTCCTATCGCACCAATAGATGTAGATACTGCAGGAATGACATTAGTTAGATCCTTTTCCGTAACATTAACGCCCGGTGATACTAAAAAAGCCATCTTATTCTCCTTAAGTTGTATTTAAATTTTAATATTAAAATCTTACTCAAACTATTTATAAAATACAAGATTTACCAACCTTTCTTGTACTTTACCGGCGACCATGTAGTACCATAGGGGTCTTTAAATGTTTCAGGATCTTCTAAACCATCATCAATAAAACCAAATGGTGCCATGTCTTGTTCTAACATGTTTTGTTGTTCATCTACAAGTCTTGCTCGTATATCTTGATCTGTTAATTCTTTGAAATATGTCTGATTAGACAACCATGCAAACATAACTAAACAGGTGACTAAATCGTCACTAGAACCTTCTTCTGCTTCATATTTTTCTTTACCTTTAAGAATATAAGTTGATAATTCTGCAATAATATCAAAGTCTTGTATGACAAGTTTATCGTGTTCTATCAATGCTTTTAAATTAGAACAACCAATTTTTTTTGTTGCCTTTGTTGTTCTCAACCCTAGTTGTGATTGTTTACCACTAAAACCTGTACCTGCAATCTGACCTGATCTACCTCTTTGATTAACCATAATTAAATTATCATATTCTAAATCATATTGCATTGTGTCAGCGACTTGACCACCAATATCATTTACC